GGGGGGGGGGGGGGGGGGGGGGGGGGGGGGGGGGGGGGGGGGGGGGGGGGGGGGGGGGGGGGGGGGGGGAAGGGCGGGGGGGGGGGAGCTTCTGCGGGGGGGGGCGGTTCTCCGGGGGGAGGCGGGGGTGGAGGAGGCTCTAAAGGAAAACGCAAACGTGAAGAAGAACTATTACAAGATGAAAGAAGGAAAAAAGATTTTTATACCTCTAAAAACCAAACGTATGCGAAATATAGGTTAAAGAAAGGCAATCATTGGTGTTTTGATATTCGCTTTCTTATTGTTCATATTCATACCACCGGGCAATTTGTAGGCTACTTTCAAGAATACAGATTTAGAAATCCCTATACAAATGCTCAGTTTAAACGTTTCGAACAACTTTATATTGCTGATGAGCTGAAACGCGCGGATTTGTTACGATGCACCGACACTATTCAACAACCTGGGATTGATAATTTATATATAAGAAACAAGATTCTCGGAGTAAGTTTACTTGAGCAAACTGGCAATGACAAGAAAATGAAAAGAGCAGGAGGTGCAATTATTAGAAGATACAGATATTTAATAGAAAGGTCAATGTGTGGTCAAGAAAGATCTACACTAAGAAATATTTTCGAGGATCTTCTTCCCGCTATCCCTAGATTAAGTAGCCAACCTTCGAGTTATAATACTTTAGCTTACGAAATAGAATTTGGAGAGCAGCACTATGATGAAGAAAATGATGATGATGATGATTATGATCCCCTAGCTCCATCTGTAGATAATGGTCAAATTCCTGGTGAAGCAGCTTTGCTAGCAGAAGCTCAAGCCATCCCAGGAATTCAAGCAGTGTGTGATATACAAGCAGATATAATTTACAATTCTCTGATAGCACAGCCTGCGGATCAAGCTTTCAAGTACCAATTCTTATGCAATTTATCTTATACACGAGCCTTTCATCTCAATTTTATCTTACTTAATGCAGGGTTAGATCAGCTGCTACCAAGAGTCGATATATTACAACTTGCTTACACTTTTGCCAATTATAGAGCGAGTCGTACTCGTAGAGGTCTTCCAATGTATTGGCCTGCTTGGAAAACTGCATATTTTGGACCTCCTGCAAATTTCCCCCCTGCAGGATCAGATTATAATTGGGGTTTAGGAGGTAATTTTGAAGTAATGTGAGCTTTTAAAACCAACCTACTCTGCTACAGGGTTGACAAAGATGCCCTTGACTACATAAAAGTCTTGAGACTTTTTAGTCCACTTGCCCAGGTCACCCTCTCCTCCATTTTCTAGTAAGAGCTCTGCTTCCTTGAAGGTACGCTCTGTGACTTCCAGCAATTCCAGCTTTAAAGAGCCAAGCATGGGACCAATCTGCTGAAAGTCATTGTTCTGCACCTCCTTGTACTCGTGTGGCTTCAAGTCTTTCTTAAAATCAGACTGAATAAACAGCTCGCGCAGCGCACTCCAGAGCATCCCACGGGTATTGGTCTTGTCCTTGATGAGCTTGCCACTTCTCACCAGGGAGGAAATGAAGGAACCCATAGGATCAATGTGAGCGGTCAACTTCTCCTTGGTCCATGTAAAGTAGTCAGGCACAATGCTCCAAATGTCACAGCCCTTGAAAAGCTCAGTGAGATAGAGGTAGCACAGTGAGCACTTGTAGATGATTTGAGGTAGTTCCAGCTTGAGCTTTTTCTCCATTTCTGGATCCTTGGAGGCTTCAGGGATGGTACGATCAAAGTCTGTCACAAGAACACGACGGGTGATGGACCCCGAGGTGTCACGATAGCCAAAGAACTTGTTGCCTGCAAGCATGCCATGAGATTTCCAGGTCCAGTTCAAGGTCTTGCCATAGAGCTGATCAATCAGGACATTTTCTCCACACACTATGCTTTGAAAGGTGGTACGCTCCAAACCAAAGTTAGTGTCCACCTCAGTGACCAGCCACACCTTGGACTTGTACACATCTGCCAGCCCTCCCACGCTCTTGCCCCCTCCTCTCATCTGATTGCCCAAGTATCCCACATCCTCATGACGAAAAAACCATCCCACTAGCTTGCACAGCGTAGACTTGCCACTCCCAGCCTTGCCTTTCAGAAATTGAATGACTTGCCAGTTCTCACGATCTCCCACCTCGTACAGCAGCCTGCCCAGCATTGCAAAGTGCCAGAACTTGATCTCATCAAACTTGTTCTGATACTCCTCTGCTGGGACACCCTTCCAGTATCCGCATGCTGCATTGTCCAGCTGCATGTCAAAGATAGAGTCTAGGGTAGGCGTAGAAATGTCTTCTAAAGTGAGCATCAAAGTCTCCCAGTCCAGCTTACTTTTTGCCGCAATGCGGGCTGCACGCTCCTCTGCATTCTTGAACTTTCTTCCAGTCTCTGGGTCTCGCTTGTACCAGGCTGGATTGTAGACATCACCCAAGTCAATGAGAGTCTGGAGAGAAATGTCCTCAGAGGAAGGACAGTTGAGGTCAATGTAGTTCATGGACATGATGCTAGAAGCATTCTTGATGGGGTACTCTTGCAGCGTGCAGGTGGCTAGTTCAAGCACACCATTGCTAAAGGAAATGTGGGAGCGACCACTGTTCAGTGTGGGAAGCTCTTCCTCCTCGCAAGTCTCTAGATACTTGGCTAAGCGCTCCAAGTTATTGGCTTGGGTGGCAGCCTTCCACATGTCCATCTTGATGCGCTTGTCAATGCGACTGGCTACAAAGTCTGCAAAGCCCATGGGGGTGCCCCTGTCAGTGGTCAGAGGAACCCAGCTGCAAGTGTTAAAGCGCTGCATCTCGCCATTGGAAGGGTTCACCATGGGCTTGGTGAGCAATGGTCTCATGACCAGCTTGTTGTCATGGGATCTGCGCAAATTGGCCTTGCGAAGCTCTCGCAGCATGTACAGCAGCAGCTCCTGGTAGGGAGAGAACTTGGATGACCTGTCAAAGATGTCATAGGCGTTGGGATCAAAGATCTTGGGTGCCCCCAGGTCATTGGATCCCCCGTGGGATCTCAGAGTGGCCTGAAACCCCAGTAAGAGCTGCTTGTTGCTCAAAATTGCCCTGCCCACCCTGTCTAATTTGAGCAGCAGCTCACTAGTGTCCCCACACACCTCTGCCAGGTCCACGCCTGCACTAGTCTCCTCATTGCCAGAAATGAGGTCCTCCACAGTAAAGGCATAGGACAGCTGAATTAGCGCGAATTGCTCCATCTTGGTGGCCTTGTCCACGTGCGTCTCCTCTAATTTCCGCTCATCATACAGCTCTACCATGGTCTTGGCAATGGGGTCTGCAGCATTGCTCTTGTCCATGTGTACAATTGAGCCGCCATAGCGCTGGCAGGCTAGGCGAATTGGGTCTGCCCACAGACCCTCCTTTTCCTCTTCACTACTCACCACTGTCCAGCGCGCGTGAAGCTCATTGAACACCTCACCCAAATTGCGTAGGGTCAGAGAAATGTCATCATCCACAGGGGTAGTCTTGAGCAGCTCCAAAAGCTCGCAAGGGTCCCGCGCATCTTGCTGCTTTTCTGCCTCTCCGCCCTCTGCCTCTCCGCCCTCTGCCTCTCCGCCCTCTGCTTCCTCTCCTCTCTGGTCAGAGCTGTCGTGCTCGCCACCGTCCTCCATATCTCGCTCACTCTCTGAGCTGTCGGAGCTGTCAGAGCTCTCGGGTGTGCTGCTCTTCCGCTTTTTGCCCAATTTCTTGGGACCAGCTTGCTCAGCCATCTGCGAAGCATCGCTGTCGCTACGCCCACGGCCACCACGCTTGATGGCTACCACAATGTCATCATCTCCTCCGTCAAACTGGTCCCGCATGTCCATGGCAGCGTTTGCGAGGGAGAAATTCAAACGGTTTTATCCGCACACAAATTAAATAAAAATTGAAGGATCTCAAAGTGTGACGGTTTCGTCGGCGACAATTTGGGTACCAATTTTAGGCCCGAATAGTACTTTGACCTCTGAGGTTTGGCAAACGTTTCAAAGTAGCACACGTAACAGTGTAAATGTTGTGGAAAATTTGACTACGCAGCAGCGAAGGGCATTTACAGAACAGACAAATTTAAACTCTTATTTTCCTCATGTGGGTTTATTCGCCAAGGACTTTGTAGTTGGCGTGATACTCTTGAAAAAGTAGCCGCTACAGTACCATACAATAAACAGAATTAAAGCTATGGAACCCACTGCTATTATCATGTGTAAAAAGCTTGGCGGGGGGAGATTCGGAATGTAAGTAGGCTCTCCATTGACAAGATTGTGACGAATGATACCCTCTCTGTGGTACACGTTCTCGTATCCGAGCATGCTGGCTTTCATTCCTAAAGCCTTGCACGCCAAGTGCAATGCTTTATTTCCCTCATGATCTTTCTGGGCATCTGGAGACTCCCAAATAACAAGGTTGGGTGCCACAGTCAAGGATTGCAGGTAAGCGATAAAGGATTCAGAATTTTTGGGCGTACGTTTTGACATGATTAGTACGGTAAAAGTCTTTTGGGAATCAATAGAACTTGAGAGCTCATATTCAGCCTTGGCTTCCTCCCGTATCCCGAGAAAATTTTCAGGCTTGTCTGTGAGAATAGAGTGGTTTTTTCTGTTCTCTATTAGCTTATTGAATACTCCCCCCATTTCTCCCAAGGTCGGATCATCGTAGCAGAATTCTAAAATAGAATCGGAGCTTGAAATATATCGTATTGCATTTCTTACTTTTCTCATTACTGTGGGAGCCAAAGGCGGGGGCTTGGATACATCAGTCTTGGGCTTGGGCTTTGAGGATGACTTGGGGGTGTCCATGAACTCCATTTTTTCCTCCCCAAGTTATTTTTCAGTGCGTTGCTTATGACTAAACCAATTGAACCTTAAGAGTCTTAGAGAAAAACTAGTATGGATCTTCACCCCACTGCAACAGAGTTGGACACGTTCAAAATCATTGCTAATGCGGATACCGTTGACTGGAGCAGGACGCTGAGACAACCAGTTCCAGAGACAACTGAGGAGGATGAAATGTGGGGAGGAGATGCTCAATTTTCCGCGACAACCTTGTCTCAAGCGCTTCAAAGAGGGGGGAGATTAGAGAGAACTAATTCTTTTGACTTGCCCGATGCAAGTTCCGCAAGAAAAGTTGCACCCTTAAATTATCCTGAGCAGTACCTTGCAAAACAAGAGCGTCAGGTGGAGGATTTTGAGGAGCTTCAGCATACGGACTTGGGGGATGCAAGAAGAATGGAATTGCGTACTCCAGTAGAAAGACGCCCTCTGGACAGACCACCTGGGCCGACTTTTAGGGAAGAGGAAGACAGTGTACCACACACAAGTACACCCCCTAAACTTCACGAAACTACTCAGCGTAGATCAAGGACTCCACCTCTGCCTGCCTCCCCACCGCCAGAGAAGAGGAAGGAAGAAGAGGAACGCCCTGAGGAGGAAAACCGTCCACCTCGCAGAGCAGTGCGTACTCCTCACCGCTACACTGCATCTGAAGAGAATGAAGATTATGAAATTCGTTTAGAGAAGGAAGGTATTCTCAATGAGATTCTTGGGTTTGCTCGCCCTCCTCATAACTACAAGCTATCAAGAGATTGGAACATTGCTACACACACATTGGATGAACTTCAATTTGAGCTTGATAGAATCAATTCCGAGCAGAGCGCAAATGGCGTTATTGACATGGCAAAGAGCGGAATTAAATTTGGAATCAGTGGTTTAGAGACTTTCTTAAAGCAGCAGGGAATTGACTCTGTGGATGGGTGGTACACGAATAGCTGCAAGGACATGAACAAATTTAATAGACCTTTGGGAAGGCTATACAAGAAGTATTGGAGAAATACTCAGCTAAGCCCAGTTATGGAAATGGCATACTTGTTAGGGGGTTCCCTGGCCTGGACTATTGCTGAGAATAAAATGGGATTTCGTAAGAGTGCATCTGCTCCCGCTCCTGCAGAAATCCCAAGAGCAGCATCATTTGAGGCCCCCACTGTACCTAAAATGAGACCCCCTTCTAATACCTTCACTGCTCCAAAGTGGGTAGCTCAAGAGACAAAGAGCCCTGTGAAACAAGACGAGCCTGAAGAATCTGCTCCTGCTTCTGCTCCTGCTCCACAACCCTCGACTACACAACTGACTCAGCCTGTGGCTTCTGTAGCTATACCTGCACCTCCCGCCCCACAGGCTTCAGAGGAAATGCTGAAAAAGTTAAGCGAGCAAAATCAGTTAGTCATTCAATTGCTGCAAACCATGGCAACCACAAAAATGGTAACTCCTAAGAGAACTAGCCCTGAACCTTCACCACGCCTCATAAGAATCAAGCACACAATGAGCACTGGTCGCAAGTCTACAAAGGCAGCATCTACAGTGCACAAGGAAGAAGTGTTGAATTTGGATGATTAGAGTTTTCAAAAAAATTACCACACACTGAGCATTTCAAAGTCTTCCCAAAAGGACTTGGGAACCTCCTGGGAAATGCGAGGAGGAAGGGGCATGCTACTCAGCAAGCCTTGAAGAGCTTGCTCTTCTTGAAAAATTACTATACCCAAATCTTCTACAGGCTTAGCCCTGACATCCACTGCATTTTCCAAGCTCAAAATGGTTCCAGATCTTAATCGCATGATTGTCTGCTTCGTTCCCACATCAGGAAAGGTCCAACTCATTACTCTCCGCATTTTAGGGTTATTCTCAATGAATTTAAGAGGCACAGAAATAATGTCTGCTCCAATCTTTAGTGTCTCTTCCTCGGGGTCCAGAGGCTCATTGAGCAGAAAGACAATGCGTAGGCGAGCAAAGGTAGTGCCACCCAAGGGTAGAGGGCAAGAGGAGGTCCACTCTACCACGCTGAAAATTCGAGGGTCTTCAGTGTCTCCCTTGGGAGAATGACCCACTACCGCAAGTTGCTGAGCATCAGTGACCAAGGCTAGGTACACGCTCTTGATCTTCTTTACCACGCAGTCGGGGTCACCCCTCACCATGCCAGCCACTTCAGAAATTCCCTTTGTTGGTGTGAGTAAACTCTCGTCCACATTCTTGAACTTGAGCACTCTGCACAGGGAAGTACTGAGAGCCAAGTCCTCCTCATAGTGATCCCCATTGATTTCTAAGAACACATACTGCGAAGTCTCTTCCTCAGAGTCTGACATTTTTATTGCCTGCAAGCGCGAAAGAGTGCACTAAAGATGAACCTATTTGAGGAAGGGGATAATTAAATTCAATTTGTTACCGGTGGAGGTGCGGGAGGGTCAAATAAATCAATACGATCTTCATTTTTTGCTGAATTAAAGAGTAAAGTAATGACTGTGATGGAAGATGCAATTCCGAGCGCATAAAACATTCTATTCCCAGGCTCAGTATTCCCAAGCAATTTTCGAGCAGCTGCAAGCAGCAAGAAGGCAGAAGGGAAAAAGAGCGGGGGTAAAATCAGCACGAGAATAAAAGAAAGAAATATCAAGACAATAGGGTCAAACAGGCACAAGACTGCAGCAATAATCCACACAATTTTAAGAAAGGACTGCTCCTGTGGCTCAAGGACTTTCCAGCACTGCTTAAGCAGAGGAGCAATTTGACGCTGCTCTGTAACTTCAGGTAACCATTGCGTCAAGGCTCTACATGTGGGGCAGGAAGGTGTCATTGAAGTTTGTAGCCACCTTACCAGGCAAAACCTGTGTAGTCTGTGCCCACACTCTAAAGACACTATATCTTTCCCAAATGTAGTTGGTGTTGTTGAAGACTGATGAGAAAAGGCACGCAAGACTTCATTTCCCCCCTCGAGTTTTAACTTGTCTGCACACACAGGGCAGTCAGTATCCTCCTCTTCCACTTTTTGTTTTGGTGGCAACGATTTTTATTTCAACATTTTAATTTGAAGCAGGGAGCTTTATTCCGTGCCTTGATGCATGAGATGCAGCAAGTTCCTTAAATCGAGCTTCACTCTGGAGCATGAGGGCTGCAGCCTCACGATTAAAAGGATCAGCTGGATTAGGATACTGCAGCAAATAAGAGAGTTGTTGCATTACATTCTCTAAACTGAATGCAGGACTCCAGGTCTTGTTTAGGGAGTCAAGGCAAATTGTACCACTAGCTTCGTCAACATTGGGATGGTAAATGCGTGTGCGAAATCCCACCGATGGAGACTTGAAAGGAAAGGAATCTGTAATGCCAAAGCCCACTGCATAAGCATATCCCTGATAGGGTGAATCCGCGGGACCTTCTAGGATTACACGAAACTCATTGGGAGGTTGGTCACCCAGCTCTCCCCCAGCCTCTGTCGTAACCTTGTAGCCATTTTTAATTAAATTCGCAATGTCTCTGGACACTCGTTTTGCTCTTACAGCCGCAGACTGACTCATTTTTTGTTTCTCAAATACACAAGGAGTAAAAGCACTCCTAACACACCACAGAGCACGTAAGAAAGTAAATATGGTGACTGTTTTGGGAGCTCAACAACAGGCTGTTTGGGAGTCTCGGGTAACGAGCAGGGCTCTTGAACTGCACACTGCGCTTCCTCACCCAAATACTTTTCAGCTGCTTCCTTGTAGGAAAACACTGGCTTGTGAAGACGAGTATTCACAGAGTTATGAAAGTCTACCACCCACCGGGAAAATTTATCCCTGTTTTCCAGAGCTTGCATGAGGGCATTCTTGTCAAGAACAGTGCAATAATGAGAACAGCACTCTCCGCAAGGTAAGAGATATTTTAGGGAGTCAAACAAATTTAAGGCTGCAGTCTTGTGTTCCTTGGTGGGCTCTTCAGGGTACGCAAAACTTACGGCATGTAAAAATGTCCAAGCTGAAGGTCCCCAGATATGGGTCTTTATTTTTTTCAATACAGCACTATATTCTTAACAGCCTTTGGGACGGGCGTTGAAATGGTACAGTTGGTCGGCACGGGATGAGAGAAAAAAACACCATGTCACTTATGTGGGTCTTGATTGGAGCTTTACTTACCATGCTAGCCATTGTGCTCTTAAACAAGCCCACTCCCCCAGCGATTCCTGCACCCTTGCCAGCTTCCCCATCCCCCATACCTCTCACCAAGCCAGTTTCGGGGCCCAATAAAATTGTAGACATTCAAAACTCTCAAGAGGCGGCAGAGTTTTTAGCTCAGGGTGGGCTGCTCATGGTATATGCCCCCTGGTGTGGTCACTGCAAGAGCATGATGCCAGCTTTAGAGGAGGCATCAAATGCTCCCAATACTCGTGTAGGTAGGTTTGAGGGTGGAAAGGAACCTAAGTTCATGGCCGAGCAAAACATTCGAGGATTTCCTACATTACTTCTGAAGGGTACGGGAAGTGGAGAGTATCCAAAGTATAGTGGAGGAAGAGATGCTCAATCATTAATTCAAGTCGCTACTGTCTCACCCTAAACCCTAGCTTACTGAGATTTGGGGTTTATAATACCTGGAATAACAACCCATGAATATGATGTATTTCTCCAAATTAAGGTGTAAGCTTCTTTTCCATGAATTTGAAAAAGTTCGGAACCGCCATCTTCTTTGACACTGTAATGGTGACCACCATTAGAAGGTCCATTATTGAAAAATCTTAACATTTTCCCATCTGGGCGAAGATACGGTTCAGTGATTAAAGGTAATATCAAATCCGTATTTGTTGAAGGATTTTGTAAAATACCTATGTAATCATTAAATGCATCCCCTACTGCACCTGATGCTCCAGAGTCAGGAGAAATTATAACCTTAAGATCAAAATTAGCTCCAGTATCCCCTGTATCACCTTTAGGGCCTGTAGGGCCTGTATCACCTAGAGGGCCTGTAGGGCCTGTATCTCCTGTGGAACCAATAGTTCCGACTCCTACAGGACCTGTATCACCCGTTGAGCCAATTGGACCAGTAGGGCCTGTATCCCCAGTAGGACCTAAATCACCAGTATAACCAGTAGGACCTATTATAGTGTTTCCTGATGGACCAGTATCCCCAGTATACCCCGTGTAACCCGTAGAACCAGTATCACCAGTTGAGCCTACAATTCCGACACCGATTGGACCAGTGGGGCCTGTATCCCCAGTAGGACCTAAATCACCAGTATAACCAGTAGGACCTATTATAGTGTTTCCTGATGGACCAGTATCCCCAGTGTATCCTGTGTAACCCGTAGGGCCTGTATCACCAGTTGAGCCTACAATTCCGACACCGATTGGACCAGTAGGGCCTGTATCCCCAGTAGGACCTAAATCACCAGTATAACCAGTAGGACCTATTATAGTGTTTCCTGATGGACCAGTATCCCCAGTGTATCCTGTGTAACCCGTAGGGCCTGTATACCCCGTGTCCCCCGTATAACCAGTGTAACCTGTATCACCTGTTGAACCGATAGTTCCGACTCCTATAGGACCCGTAGGACCCGTGTCACCAGTGTAACCTGTATATCCCGTAGGGCCAGTGTCACCAGTGTAACCTGTATATCCCGTAGGACCCGTGTCACCAGTGTAGCCTGTATACCCCGTAGGACCCGTGTCACCAGTGTAGCCTGTATACCCCGTAGGACCCGTGTCACCAGTGTAGCCTGTATATCCAGTGGGACCCGTGTCACCAGTGTAGCCTGTATATCCAGTGGGACCCGTGTCACCAGTGTAGCCTGTATATCCCGTAGGACCCGTGTCACCAGTACCCGTAGGGCCAGTGTCACCAGTGTAACCTGTATATCCCGTAGGACCCGTGTCACCAGTGTAACCTGTATATCCCGTAGGGCCAGTGTCACCAGTGTACCCCGTGTCTCCGGTGTCCCCTTGGGGTCCTGTATCTCCAGTATCCCCTTGAGAACCCGTGTTTCCGATTGCACCGGTAAGAGAAATCCACGTAGCTCCATCCCAAATTCTAAATGAATCGTCGGTAGCCACAAGACGGACATCATATTGTTCATTATTCTCAAGAGGCAATGACTCTACACTTGCTACTGATGATTTAACATATAGGGTATTTGTATCCAAGTCCGCGATTCGATCTGTTAAAAAAGCCAAGACAGTCTTTGATGCAATGCTCATTTTTTTTGTATGCTTGTATTGTATTTTAACAAGTTAACGATTCTGACCTAACATTGTTTCAAGTACCTATCCATTAAACTTTTGATATATCGTGCATCTCTTTCGTTTTGTGGATCAAGCAATATTTTGGCGTCTACGACTTGTTTTCCTACGCGTGTAATTATTGTAATGGGCTCAAAATGAGCATGTCCCACCCACAAAATCACCATAGTAGGAACCAAGTGCGTCAAGGCCTTTTCATGGTGCACCCCGCAGTATGCCTTACTCTTTAAGGTGTCTACAAAAATCATGTTAATGCCTAGGGAATCCCCCACGATGCGAATAGCAGTTTCGTCTGCCCATATTTTGGGGTTGCACAGCGCTTCCTCAATTGCCGCAAGCTTTATAGGGCTTTTAGATTTAGACTTTTGCATAAGCTGCCTAATCTTTTCTATGCTAAGGCCTTCCCTGAACCCACACCTGAACTTGTAGGCGATTTCCTTTTGTCGTCTATCACACTCCTTAACATAGCCCTCCAGGTTTAAGGCTGCACAAATAGAGTGGTAGGCACAGCTTCCATCCCCATGAACACCCATTCGAGCAATTTTAACATTGTCTTCGGGCTTTATGCCATACCAATAATTCCCGAACGATGCAGGCAGTTCGTACAAGTAATTAGGGCGACCCGTGTCCTTTGCAGTTAGTCCTTTCGCAGCAGTCTCAATTTGACTCATCTTCTTTTTTTCCTGGTCAGTGCCCCAAAAAAATACAAATCGAACGACCTCTTGGGGGAGGTAAAAAATCAGGGTGGGAGACACTTATCATGGAGAGATGCAATGATGCGGTGAGAAGAAGCAGGGAAAGAAAGTGCTCGAAGGAGAGCAAGCAGCTTTTAATTTTGGAAGCCACATCTTTACTAGAAACGCAACACAAAAAGTGTGCATTGTGCGGAAAACTCTTGACCTTTCAAAAACATAAGAAGGAAACTGCTTCCCTTGATCGTATCTTTTCAAGTGTAAACAAGTCACCCACACGACAGAAACACTGTGGCTACTTGCACAACATGAGATGGGTGTGCAATCACTGCAATAGGGCTACCCGTAGCTGTCACATGCCCAATGCAAAGTACATGCATCCTGTCTGTGGGAACTAAGACTTGTAAGATAGAAAGCTTAGCACTGCATTCCTGCCATCTTCTCTGAGTTCCTTTCGGCTTACTTCGGACAAGGCAAGATCATACGCACCACACGCCCCCCCGCACTCTATAGTAATTGTACGATCTTGTTGATCTTTCTCTAAAACCTTTGTGCCAAGAACAGCTTCCAAAGTAGTTACCATGTACGCAAAAAAGGGAGTTGAAGACGCAAGTATACTTTGAATGTTATGTTTTCGTTGCTTTAGGGTTAGACCTAGCGTAGTTGAGGGAAATTCTCCCAATGGAAAGTTATTAATAATACCCCCATCTGCACAGTACCCAATCTTGAGTAGTACAGGAGGAAGCAAGGGTGGTAGGGCCATGCTAGCACACAAGGCACAAATCAAGTTTTCCTCCGGGCCTGCTCTTCTTAAGGTAGACGAATCCAAGTGAGTAGTGAAGATACAGAGGTCCATGCCCGTGAGCCCATTGAGTTCCTTTACAGTTAACTTGGAGGCTTCTTTGCCATGAATTTTTCGCTTAATGCATGACTCTAAAAAGCTACGCATTGTGGCACCCGAGTCTAGGGACACATGTCGCTCTAATAACACGCGAGAGAAATCCAAGTGCACGAGCGATTCTGGGGTCATACCAGATACCAAGTCATCAATTTCCTTTACACTGTACCCCAAGGCTATAAGCAAGGCAAAAAAAGAACCTATACTCACTCCGCCCACGCTCTTTAGGCGGGGACAACGCTGCCCCCAATCAATTCCGCTAGTATTTAATTGAACAAGTGCACCCGCAAATGCAACCCCCTTTGTTCCGCCACCACTAAAAACAACACTGTCGAAAACCAACAAGTCTCTTTCTATTTGTTGAGTTTCCTGAGCAATTTCCAAAAGGTTGAAAACAACAAACGGAGGTTCGTCTTCCCAAGGCTCCCTCACAACTCAAGGTCAAGACTGTAGAACCTGCATTAACTATTAATTTGACAAAAAATGTGGCGTCAAAGCAAGGAGCAAATACTGTAGAAAAACTAAGAGCGAGCTTTGATGAAAGCATTAGCGTGCTCAGAAGAGGCCCCTCCACTGAAAACATAAAGACAAGCATAGAGTTTGTGCCTAATTTGGGGGAAATTCCGATTTCATTAGGGCAATTGCACCCCATTCTTCAGACCTTGCTTAAACTTGTATGGGAAACACACAAGAAACGCTTCCATGCTATTACATCTACCTTCAAGGCTGCACTGGAAGAGAAGCTGCAAAACACTCAAAGCATTCTGCGGCAAAAGGCAAATTTAAAAAAGAGCAATGACAATTTGCTAGAAATGTTTAGTGAGGAAGCAAATGCAATGGCGATTGCTAATTTCGAGCAGAGATGGGTGGGAGAGTTGGAAGCAGCAAGGGAGAAATTTCAGTCCCCTCCTTCTACTACTATTGAGGAATTACTTAGTCAAGCCCTGGAATTTTGCTCTAGAATTCAAGTCGAGCCAACTCAGGTTGATGTAGGGGACTTATTAGACCAGAGTGACTCTAAATTTAAAGCCAAGTGTGACAGGTTATGGGAGATGTGGAAGCTGCATGTAGAGAGACACTCTCATGTCTTTAAGGGGAATTTGGCCAAATTAGGAGAAATTGACCGTCAACTGAAAGATTTGGAGGAACAAGAACTACCCGTACCTTCTTCTGCTCAAGAACCTGAGCTTGAGCTTGATGGACCTACCAGTGAAACAGAAGCAGCGTACAAGGCCTGGATGGAATTTGTGAAACTACTCAGTGTACTGAAAATCGACTATGACATTCGCATCAATATTGCCAAAAAGGCTTGCTCGTGGATATCTACCCGCATCAGAGAGTCCATGCACAGTGAATTAGCTTCAGCCTGTGTATTTCTTTTGGAGTCTGAACAACAGAGCATCCTGAAAAACAGAGAAAAAGTTCGCAAAGTCTTGGAGGAGGTAAAGGAGTCTCAGGCTACCATAGAGACGGAACTAGCTAGAGCATGTAACAGGAATTCGCAATTATACGCTCCTGCTCTCTCCCAAATGCAGCTTACCTGCGATCTGTGCTTGGAAGCAACCAGAGAGACCCTGTATCAACACGCGAATCGGGCTATCAGCAATGTAGGGGCTAGAGTTTGAATTATGACATTTTTAATTTCTTCACACGGCTCTCACAGGAGGTCCAGCATGCCTGGGGACCCTTCTAAGAGCAGCTCCTCGCTGCATCTGCTCCGAGCTATATGCTCTGGGGTCATCAGGAGTTTCAGTGTGCTCAATAACCTCGCTCAAAGGATGGACCGCGGGTGCCAAGTCAAACTTGTCCATGGGTAGAATGCGACGCCGTTTGGCTCTCAGATTTACGGCATTGTGCCTAGCAAAGGCTGCCACGGAAGTCATGATAATGCCAAAGATGACCAGGAACATGCCCTCTAAAAGCATGGTGCGCGAAGAGAGCAAGGTGAGAGCAACAAATAAAATTGAGGAATTTAAATTTTTCAAGGATGAAATAAAATTACGGACTTGTCAGGCTTGACAGCAGGCGTCATAGGATTTGCAATAGTGCTGAGCTGTGTGGCTCTTCTCAACAATGAAAAATGGGCTCATAATCCATGGCTCATTCCCGTTTTAGTTGCCCTGCTTTGGGGTGTACTTCAAGATCGTTACTAGCTTTAGGGAAGAGTACCCCGCCTCATAAAAAAATAGAAACTCTAAGCAAGTGGAATTATGTTGCAGCAGCAGTCCATTTAGGGGCTGCACTGTATACTTCATTTACTCTTAAAACACGGTCAAAGAGACTCGTAGAAGTATTCAGATTAAAGTTTGATTACTCTATTCCCCCCACTGACTCTCGAGTTGACATTCCAATTAAAACAGAACCCCAGGAAAAGGTGGACTTAAAGATTTTCGTCGTGGCATTCTTCATCATTACAAGTGCAGCTCACTTTCTCTATGCAACAGATTTTTTTGGAAGGGGTTGGTACTCTTCACAAATCCTAGGATTTGGATGGAATCCATGGAGATGGGCAGAGTATTCACTCAGTGCGGGACTCATGATTTATTTAATTTCAATTGTCAGTGGTACAAAGGAGCAGATCTCTGCAGTCTCAAATGCCCTGATTACACCTGGTCTAATGATCAATGGATTTACAAATGAGCGAGCTTTACAACAAAATGCATTGCACGATTGGAGTCTTCAGCCCGACCAACCTAAACCCAAGGTTGATGCACTTATTGTGTTAAGTAATTTGATTCCAGGTTGGGCACTGTTTGGAGTACATTGGTATGTGATTTTATCAAACTATGCAAAGTTAAGTAAGGAAGCCAAGGACGCTTCAAGGCCGTTCGACAAGAGTGTTAGTTTCATGGTATACAGTCAACTCTTATTCTTTTCCTTGTTTGGGGTAATACAGACCTATCAAGTGTATCGCTGGGCTACCTTAAAGGCGGGAAGGATCGAACCCAGTTACATTTTCTACGAAAAAGGTTACATTGTACTTTCAGCAATCACAAAACTTGTGCTCGCAGGAACAGTAGTGTACGCCTTACGGGATTAAAGCTATTCTCCTCCAACTAATCGCACATTAGCTGACTGTCTTACAGTCAGTTCTCTCACCCGCTTCTTGCCTTTAAGTGCACGCTCCTTGCACGTAGCCTCCAAGTGCTCCCTAATCTCAGCTTCATTAAGGGTAACCCACTTGTCCACATCATTCTTCTTGCACCACTGCAGAAACAGTAATTGCCCTACAGTAGTGTAATGCGTAATTTCTCCAGTCTTGAAAAACAATAAGGTTCCTCTGCGATACGGGTCAAAGAGTGTACGGTGCAGTCTCTTTAGTGTAGCACAATATGAAATTGTAGGATCAATGAAACGCTGCTCTCCTGTGACTGGGTCCGTAGATTGAAGAGAGGAGCCCTTGAATTTACCAAAATTAGTGCAATACCAATTGTACAAGCGCAAGCGGGGAACTGAGGAAGACTCGTCATTGAGAGGCACTAAAACATCTCTGAGGAATTCAGGTGTGAGAAAGCCCGATTGTAGTAATTCACGAAGCTCTCCCTCTTCGCGCTTCTGCAAACCTACATGAACAATGGATCCGTTGACGACAAGTGTTGTCCCCCTGTAACACCAAAATGGTCCGATTGACTCGCTCGGTACTTTGCTCAAAGCTTCCTCAAAAGCTTGCTGAGTGGCAGGATCACTCATAGTCTTGCGTCTACGCATACTTATATACACCCTTCCCTGCATTTGAGAAATGGGTAAGAGTGTTTCAGACATATGTCTAATTTCTTTGTGGTTTGAACCAAGTCCCTTGGAAAAAGTAAACGAAGAAAAATTATCCTTATACTAACAAAATGAGTAGTTTTGCTTTTTTATGGAATCAAACTTTTCCAACCTATTTATTAATTGCATGGGCAGCCTCTCTGATTCTGGGTATAATTCTTGCTGCTACAGTGAAAAATACTGATACAGACAGAGTAAAGGGAGACAAACGTATTGCTGCAGTGTTCTTTGTAATGCTAAGCTTTGTGATCTTTGCCTCGCTCTTTATCTCATACAAATGCTCCAAGGGAGTGCAAAGTACCTATGAATACCTCGCAGAAAAGACTTGAGAGCCTCAAAGGATTTATAAAAATGTTTAGTTCAAATAGTGATTTTAGATAACTCTCTTTCATGTGAGACCTAGTGTTAACCCCCTGTTCTACACAGCGGGTTCTAGGAAGGCTTCTTTTTTGAGTCTAGCAAATAAACATTGAACACCATCTAGAGCGTTTCCTTTTTGCGGGGGCAGGTTCGAACTCTTCTTCGGACTCTGCTACTTCAGCTTTTTCCTCATGACAGTCACACAGGGCAACTTGCTTAGTGACAAACCCCATGAAAAAGCCTTCCATGAGAAGAGGCAGGGTACTATGAATGAACATGAGAGTGCGATCTCTAACTTCCCCTACATCGTGCTTATCACCAAGAGCAAAGTACAGTAGTTCTTGAATGGTATTGATTCTCTTGCGGATGAGCTCATGTGCTACCACTGAATCTTGGAGAGCTGCCAGATTCTCAGAGGCAAAGGCAGAATCCTCAATGTAAAAACGCATAGCTACATTGGATGTGTTGAGGAGTTCACTCAAGTCAAATGCCTTGTCCCCCTTTCGTAACACTAATTCACGCAATAAAAGAGACAGGTCATTGTCATCAGTAGAGCGATCTACCAGTATCTCGATTTCTTTATTTCTCCAGACTTCTTGAAGTTTTGAACTTATGCAGAAAACGGATATTTCATCACTGCCGAGACTTGCCAGGTAAATCCCTTCTTGCTGAGTCTCTGTTTTACGCACCCACATTTTTTTAGTGATCACTGGTCATTATTCGAAAGAACTTTAACGCATAGTCATTTTCCCCGGAAGAGTAAAAAAATGTCAGTTGAGTTCCCCGTGAAAAATTTCTACATTCTTGACGACCCAATTGTGACTTGTGATAATTGGCTAGAAGAATCAAAAACCGAAAATGATTATGGTCATAACGATTATTACTTGTACAAAGACTTACTTAAACATCCATGGCGGGTAAATGACCCAACAGAAGCTCAAATCATTGTCATTGCTATACCGATAGCAAAACTGTATTTTAATTTAGACATTCAAGCTTTTCGTTCAAAGATGAAGATTATTATGCAGTATTTGAGAAGCAACTCTCTTTTTACATCTTCAAAATGCAAGTTATTTCTAGCTGCTCATTATGAGATAAGTGCTTGGAATAAAATGTTTTTTTGTCCGAAATTCGCTCAAGAATTTGAGGAGACATTCAAAGACTGTGTATCTACAAGATATGAAGTTTACAACAATAGTAAATGGTCCAAACCTCCTTTAACTATATCTTCTCAACTACCAAAACTAGTAAACGTAAAATGGGAAATGACTATGAAAAGTGTTTGCTTACCTTACGCTCCATTTGTAGGCAAAATAGAAGACCCCAACTTTTCCGAGTGGCAAAAAAGAAAACATTTGTTGTTTTACGTGCAATCTAGAAGGGAATTCGGTCACAATGCTACGCGGCTTAGAATGTTCCCCTTTGATAGTGGTTTAAATAAAAGGGAAGATAGCTTCATTGTAGAAGGTTTTTTGCCTTTATCTGAATTCTCAAACAATATGTGTGATTCAAAATATGTTTTTTGCCTTAGAGGAGACACACCAGGTACACACCATTTTATCAATGCTGTCTCTGCGGGGTGCATACCCGTTATTATAAGTAAGCTTTTTTCCGATGTGTGCGTGTCATTTGAGGATCAAATCCCTCTTTCTAGTTTTTCAATTTCTTTCACTGAAGAGGAATTCCTTGCTGATCCCAATCTAGTAGTGGAAAAAATAATGAGCATTGATAAAGATCAGATAGAGTCAAAGCTATTAAACCTAAGCAAAGCTCAAAAATTTCTTCTGTTTGACCACAAAGAGAGTGTGTTAAGTTCGGAGGTGTTAAAAAAAGCAGTTATATGATAATTGTGTCGCGTTCGTATTGAATGAAGATGTTCTTTGTGCTTACATTTGAATTATTTGCTAAAATGCTCTGAAAGCGCATCTATAAACGGCTTCATCCATACCCGGGATTCGTCGATATCGAAATTTTCATACTGCTCCAAGTTCTTATTCAGTCTAACAGGGGCATCTAGATACCGTTGAAGTTTCTGCTTGTCATTCCAGATCTCAACTGCTGCTTCCCCTGCTTTTTTAGCATTACTGTAATCTGAAACATCGAAATATGACTCCCGGTTGATAAATCGATCAATTCCATTTGAAGAGTCATAGATAGGTACACTACCAGACTCAAATGCCATTCCTATCTTTTCAGTAAAGTATCCTGGTTTTTGCATATTCTCTAAAGCTACAATAAATCCAAAGTCCTTAAATGCTTGAGAGTTTTGAAAACGATTTGACCTTTCTAAAGTAAACGGCTTGTCCTCTGTGTGGCACGATGGCCCAAATCCATAACAGGTTTTTTCCTGGTTACGCATAGATTTGAATAGAGCTTCTCGCCTGAGCACTTTGTTTGAAAATGCGTATGCGCAGCAATATTTCTTGGCAGAAGCTTCTTGAGGGGTTCTCTGTGTCTTTGAATCCTGAGCTAGTAAAGGGCAGTAGACTGCATTTGGTGCATCGCAATCGAATGTATTGATTTCACATAGAGGTTCTCTCCCCCTGTATTTTTCTACTCTAAAAGGTTCTCCAGACCACATTATGTACGGGCACGAATATTCTAAAGCTTCCTCATTGGTAGCAAAGCTTCGAACTACCAAATCTGGGTTTTTCTCTGAATCGTGAGTAATCTTAACTCCGGGAAAGGTTATTTTTAAAAGACGATCCACCAAGCCAAAGCCCCATCTCCCCATGCCATCTGATAAAACGTTAATTTTTTTCAGTCTGGTCTTGGACTTCGTCAAAACAGCACTCAACGAATTTCGGCAAAATGAAAAAAAATCGAGATAGATACTCCGCCTTTTCCCCAAGTCTTGGTTATAAACTTGGATGCCTCAACAGAGCGCTACGAAACATTACAAGATAATTTTCCTTCTTGGCCCCTTGAGAGGGTCAGTGCTATAAGGGCTACACCCGGATATAAAGGGTGTGCGCTTTCTCATCTTAAATGCATTGATATAGCAAAGCAACGCAATTTAGAGTGGGTTCTTGTACTTGAGGATGATTGTATGCCTTATGATAAAGAAAATATTTACAAGCAGTTTGACTCTCTACTCCCTACACTATGGAATCACAGAGATAAGTGGGAAATGTTCTCTGGTGGATGTACTCAAATTGCCGAAGTAAATTCCTTCTACCAAAGTGAGGACCAAGAGTTTGCTCAGGTTCGGGGGTTAACTACGCATTTCATTCTGTATAACAAGACATGCTATGACAGAATTCTTAATACATATGATAGAGACAAACCAACGATTCCTATTGATAACTTTTATCGTGACTATTTCAAAACATGGGTAACTAATCCATTTATAGCCAAGCAAGCACCCGGACATAGCTTGATAGAAAATGTTAGAACAAATTATGACAATTTCTTTTCAGTTGCAATGGGAAATATAAAATCAAATCGTGATCTGAAACCAGTGATTGATTTGCAAGCTATTTCTAAGGTACGAGCGCGGGAAGAGGTAAGATTGGTTGCATACATGATAAACCTTCCCGAAAGACAAGAAAGGTGGAAGAAGGTCAAGAAAAACTGGTCTCACATATTTGATGATCTAATACGTGTAAATGGTATAAGATCACCTATACTTCATGCGGGTTGTGGACTAGCACATCTGTCAGCAATAAATTTGGCCTTTCTTGCAAATCCCGGTAAGCCAGCAATTGTGCTCGAGGATGATGTAGTCCCCGATCCTTCTCTAACTAGACAAGCATTTCTTGAGGTCTACAATGAGGCTCTAAGGTTGACTGATAAATACGACGCTATCTATTTAAAACCAATGTGCCAAAAGCCAGTTCTAACTCGAGAAACAAAGTCCCCTTTATTCTATGATTTTCAGCCTACTCCATACATCTTTTGTAACGCCTTTATGATTTACTCTCCCAGAATGAAGTTCTTGGAGGAATATGAAGATCACTTATTGACTAACAAAACTGTAGTGCCAATAGATAGATTATTCACCAGTAACAAATTTCAAAAGATTTTTTACAACAGACCAGTTTCTTGGTTTTGCACCAAGGTTCAATCTAAGCTTAAGGATTTTGGCTCAGATAATAAGGGAGATCCCAAATTTTCTACAAACCCAATTTACATTAAGACACCACAGCACCTCGAAGCAAGTTTACAGGATGTTTACTCAGAGAGAGAATCAGCGTTTCAGCAAAGGCTGGATTTTAGTTTTCAACGACAAGAAGAAGAGAATGAGTGGTTCAGGGAGGATGAAAAAGAGATGGATATGCAAGATACCCAACCATCTCCGGTTCAATCTCTCTCTTCTACTGAAAAAGTCTGGAAAACCATAGGAAATGAAAATGATGAAGCCAATATCATGGTTTCATGTACGTTGAGATATGGATTAGGTACCAAATGGATTGAAAAATCCTTTGTACCTGGAATTTATAAGCTTGACAATGCTCAATTTGGTAAGGATCCAGTAGTAGGAAGCAAAAAGTGCATTCAGAGATTACTTTGATCTTTTCTTTTCGATTTCTTCATTAAGGAGCTTATCCAATTCAGAAGGAATTATTCTACTTTGTTTTTCTAACGTTGAATCCGATGCCATTCTTCTCGCCAGTTTGATGTAAGTAATTCCTTGCGCACTGTGTGCAGTTGATGTAATAACATCCCTGTCTTGAACAGCTAAAGTAAGACATTTTCTGGCTTCCTGTAAAAGATAACTAGGTGTCAGATCGGAAGAGGTTCTTGAAAAAACTCTTGCTAAAATACACACTGCCGCTACTCCTGCAATACACAGTATAGCATGTAGCTTGATCTTGTTACTATTCCAGTCATGAAGTTCTTGCTTAATGAATTCTATTTGTTCTTTTACAAGACTTGTTTTGACCCTTTCTTCAACATGGCAAAAAAACTAGCGAAACATGGTTTCGATCCATGGACTTTTGGGTATTCCTTTGGTATGGGCCCAACGCAATTCCTCTTTGCTATTTCGCTAAAAAGTACCCACTGCGGGGATTGAACCCGCGCTAATGCCTTGAAAGGGCACGATCCTAACCACTAGACCAAGCGGGTCAGCTTAGCTCGAATTAACCACTCAGCTAGGTAGTAGCTGAAAGCTTGAATGCTTTGATATTGAAGGATTTAAATGGATTGGGGCTGAGTGCAATCAATCCAAAGACACAAAACATGGCACTAAGCACAATGAGCAAGATCTTGTACTGAGCAGTGTGAATACGCTCACTCTCCACAGGCTTGGGAGCAGATTCGCTTGCCAGGGCGATATCAATGGTGCATTGCGTGGTACCTAAATTATTGGGGGTATTACGATTCATAGCTACAAAGGTGTTATACGTTGTAATGTCATTTTGAATGGACGACAAGTCCAGCGAAAGCCAGATTGCTAGGCCAATTTGAATAAGGATAGAAAACACCACTAAAGACCAACCTGCAAATCTACGAGCACTGAATTCGCTACTCAGAGTTTGAACTTGGGGTTCTTTTGCACCATTCATAAACGTTTCAGTGAAACTCTTCTCCAAACTAAAGAGTGCTGCCGTAGACTTTTCCAACTCACTCATTCTGTTTTTTTAAAGGGAGACTTCCATTTTAGACCTGAAGCTCTCATGAAGATCTCAACTTCATCACTATAAGTTCTCGTGTCCCTCAAGTGCTCTGTAGCCTCAGTGTCCATGTGCCTGGATTTTAGCAAGGCATCTTGATAGGTTTGAAGAGAAGACTTTTTCTTGGAGAGATGAATCAAGGATTGGGGTAGAGGAACTAGCGTGCCAGTGGTGAACTTGGACATGGAGGCTTTGGCTTTCCGTAGAGTTTGTTGTTGGACCACACGGTCATGCACAAACCATGACGCAATTTCTGAACATTTGCGCTGAGCCAAGTCCATTGCGCTCAGGTGATCCAATTGGGAAGCTAGCAAAGCCATGTCAGTCTTGCCCACAGAGGCTGCACTCACTGCCATTTCTTGAGTGAGGCCCAAGGAAAGCTCCAAGTCATAGGTCTCCAATGCCAAGGATCTTGTCAAGGTCCAGCGTGTGGTAAAGCTCTCTTCAAGTAAGAGACGCAAGTTGATGGGTGGAGGGCAGGATTCCTCCCCCTCTTCCAAGGAAGCCCGCCTGACTAAATCACTTCCCCAAACCTTGGCACACTCCAAGGCTCCACATATACTTGTCCCAAACTCAGAGCCAGACTCTTGAAGTAGAAATTTGCTACTCTTTTCACTAAACCCTTGAGTTCTTAGAAAAGCCAGCTTGGACTCTGTATTCCATGACGAAAGTTCCAAAGCATGCTCAGGTTTTTGCTTGGAATCTGGCCAGGATGTCAAGAACACTGGTCCACTCTTGAGCATGGAAGAAAAAGTCTTTTTGAGAGCAGCAGTCCATTGAGGTGTGAGCATGTCTGCATGTTCCACCACCCACATCTTGGGACGGGTAGAAAAGCCTCGTGTACCTAGCTGCTCTAGAACAGAAGAAGAAGGAGGGTCTAAGAAAATGTCCTGAAGGCACTCTACATCCATGTCCAAATGACTGGCCAGGGCATAAAGTAGCCAGGTCTTGCCACATCCAATTTCCCCAATAAGCAGCAAGGGGAATTTGTTGGTCTTCCATCCTTGAGCATGGCTCTTGAGGTCCTCCAAACACTTTGCGTAGGATGCACGCCCTGAAATGCGTGTGCTCATGTCAATTTGGACCTTTGAAGCAAAGGTCACAGCTAGAGACCAGTTTCCCTTGTCAGAGTTGCTAGTGTCTTGAGCTTGAGCAGGTACGAGCTGCATAAACCAGGGCACAGAAATTACAGCCTCAGGGTTGATTACTCTAGCCTGTTCGGCCTTGGTAGGTCCCACATTGCGGACCTTGTCGCGGACCTTGTCGTCCTCGATCTCTTTGGTCCCCTTGGTTTCTAAAGCGGCTTCAAAGAGAGTTCTTGAGCGCTTGGATGCACTGCGCTTTGCTTCCCGCTTAGCTGCAATGGCCGCTAGCTCCTCCTCAGTGTAGCTCGACATGGCAAAATATGGCAGAGGAAAAATTAATTCGACAAAAAAATTAATTTTTAGGGAAGAAAAAAACAAAACCAGTAATGCCCACAGAAGCTGATGAGTCTGTGTCTACGATTCATGTCGAATGGAGCTCTCAAGTCGAAGACATTTTGGCTGGAGAAGGGGAAAAATGTAGAGGATTAGCTTGGATTCATATGCGATGTGAAGCAGAAATGTCTAGATATAATACTGCTGTTCAAGTCCCCGTAATAATCTTGTCAACTCTCGCTGGTACAGCTTCAGTGGGTTCTTCTACGCTCTTTGGTTCCGGGAATGCAACAGTAAGTGGAATTGCTATTGGCCTTGTGAGCATCGCCGTGGGTATTCTTAACACTTTAGGAGGTTTTTTCAACTTTGCTAAGCGCTCAGAGGCTCATAGAATAGCTCACTTGCACTACAGCAAAATGAGTTCAAAAATTACTATCGAGTTATCTCTACCCCGCAATGAGCGTGACAGCGCAGAATCTTTGCTCAATTATGTTCGTGACTCTATGGAACGCTTAGCTGAAACTACTCCTCTGGCTTCTGAAAAGATAGTGAAGGACTTTAATAGCACATTCCAAAACTTAAAGGATGACATCTCCTTCCCCCCTGAAACTAATGGTTTGCATAAAATCAAAGTCTACAGATCAAGTGGGCCTATTCCCACACCAAAATTTACTTTTGATGAAGAGGCCCCGCCTCATGGAGATGCTGCTCCAACCCTGAATGTTCCCCACGAAAATAGCTAAGTTTTGAAGAGAGAAAGCACGGCTAAGACAGCAAAGCAAAATCTCCCAACTTTTCTGTTTCTTTCGATTTGATTTGATTCTTCACTTTTAGTAAGCAAAGCCACCTGAATAAAGAAAGACACTGACAAGACCCTGAGTAGAAACCCTCTAAGAAAGCAAAGCAGTACTAAACTTACAGGGAGAGAAACAGTTAGGAAGGGTATCTTATCTCGCCAGTCAAAGGGATTGTGCTCCATTATTCCCCAAAACGTTTCTACCTCTGAGGCTATCGGAGTAGAAGGTCTGTTCTCTAACAGATTTACTAGCTGAAAGTCTTCCATGTCATGAAAATCATTTTCGACAAATGTTGCCCAGTCTCTGCTTTCATTCCAATTGTTGAGTTGAGCGTCACCTCTCTTCATTTTAATTTTGGTGTAGAATTCCTTTGACTGGATTTTATAGTGATTTAATTGAATCCCGCTTGTGACTTCTAAAGTAGGGCCTCTTACAATTGACTTGTGGCACCTTATTTCCTTAACATGAGAGACTTTCCATATACTCTTGAGGTTAGTTTGAAGGGTCTTCTTACGCCAAGTAAATGACTTACGAATTGATTTAGGTTGGTTAATATGACCACTAGATCCAAACATTGTCCAATGCACGCTTATTTGGGAGTAGCCCTGATTAATATACTTTTCGACATGACTCTTTAGAGGCAAACCATCTTGTCCAAACATGAATTCATCCAAGTCAAGGACTGCTATAACATCTACATCATTCTTGATTGCACAGGGATACCCTATGGTAAAGTAATTTTCATCTTGTGCATGCGGTTTAGGTGCATCAATCACAATGATATTTGAATGCTTTTTAGCTATTTCAGCACCCCCGTCTGTGGAATTATTGTCAAGAAGAATTAACAAGTCTGCCCCCTGCCAAAAATAATGCTCAATCCATTCTTCCATGGCCATTGCTTCATTTTTGAACTGAGCAAGAACAGCGAACTTAATTTTTTATGACAAGACTTGTATTTATGGAAAAAAATTGCAAAGCTACACAAACGCAAAAATTTGGCTATGACTTCCTACAAGAAGGGTTCCATCCGGTGTCGCTGTCATGCAAGAAATGTAGTGTCCAATCCAGGGTAAAAACGGGTCAAGATTATGCTTAAGGACGAGAGGCCGAGAGTCAAAGTTGCGTATTTCATACAGGTTGCATTCACTGGATACAAACAGAGTACTCCCTAGTATTTCCACACAGCGGGGTGTAGGTATGCTGAAAAAATGAGAGGATACTCCGTTAGCATCCACATACAAGAGCTGATTGTTAAGAAAGTCGCTCACTAGAGCCCCCGAAATCCCTTGTTTTTGGTAGGCACAGAGACCGCACAATTGAGAGCCTTCTAGTATAAAGGTCTGGTGATTGATACAAATACTTGAAGACGCAAATGTTGTGAAAATCGAGTGACCGCTGATGCACACTGCAAAGGGACTACTTGAAGGGTCAGCGTCTGCAAAGGAAAACAGAAGGGTGGGAAGGTGCTTTAACACATTCTTACGATGAGGTCCAAGAGAAAAGGTATAGATCCCATCACTGCGAGCCATGTAAACCTCTTCTCCCTTGCAAGCAAGAGCAAACATTAAAACATCTCGATTAGTTAAGACATCTGCACAACCCTTTCTGACAGCCCGTACAACTCCATTGTTAGTATCAGCTAAAATCAGGGGGCCCGAGGCTAGGCAACTTAGGCTTCTGATGTAACTGAATTTAGCTCTTGAAACGGGGCCATCTAAGAAAGAAGACTCTTGTCCGCTAATCCATTTGAGTTCCCCCCTGTACCTGCAGCTAAAGTCTTGCACTGATCGGGGGATTTGAAGGCGAATTGTTTTTGAGGTTGCTCTTAATTTTCTGCAATCATCCACTGCCAAGAATGAAGTAAGGCCATAAGATGCACCTCCCACAACATCCTCGAAGCTTGGGTGCTCCATGGAATTTTGTAAGGGAAAAATTCAATTTCGTAATTTTATCCCAATTCTTTAATTCTCTTGATCTCTTTGCAAATGCCTTTTCTCAAGATTGACAGCATTGTGGGCGACTCTGACTATGATCGCATCACAAGCAGCGTGGCAATGAGGTGTGGATTTGTGCCTCAATTCCGCACCCGCAAGTGGACTGGTGTAGATCGCAGAACTGACGAGGAGCTAGAGGGAGACTATAACAAGGTCATTCTTTGGCTGGACAAGGACGGGTGTGTGTGCAGACCCGCCTTGGTCTTTGTGCGCTATTAGTGCAGAGATTACTGCGTGTGGGGGGAGGTGAGGTAAGAGAAGGTGAGAGACGACTAGAATCGAAAAAAATGACACATTATGAGGTGCAAACTAGGAGGTGCTACTCTACCTTATTCTTTTCCGCAATCTCATCAAAGGAGCTGCAAAGTTCTGCCAAGAGTCGCTGAGTCCAGAGGATTGCCCACAGAATTTGCTGCAACCACAGCACACACGAAACTCCATAGAGGCAAAGCAGCACAAGTGAAGAGCTTTGCGTAAACAGACCATAGTACTTGATGATTGGGTGACCCACACAAATCACTCTGACGACAACAAAGTGGATGAGAGCAGGTGTCATTAATACGGCGTACTCAAACTCGTGGTAGCTGATGAAGGCAGCTTGAACAGAGATGCTAGTCGTCTCCATCATAATCAGGGAATTGGTGATGGCAGCCTCGGGTGTATCTCCCTTCCACAGCTGATAATGACAAGCTGCAAAGCAAAGAAAAGCACCTAAAATGTGATGAATGAGCATGAGCTTGTTGGTGCGCTCTTGGAATGCAACATTTAAGGCAGCATCATACACAAAGTACAGCAAGGTGGCTGCAATGGCAGACTGCCAGTCGCTGTCGGAAATCCACCATGCGCAGGCAGTGCTGTGCACTGCACTCACAATTCTTCCAGGGGTGGTTTCATGCTTGCGAGGAAGTCCTAGCTCCAGTGCTACTCTCAGCAAAAGCACACTAATGGACTCATACACAAAGGAGGGCAACATGGAACCCGCAGTGAGCATAAGGCCTAGAAAAGAGTCACGCATAACAATTTAATTTTGGAATTCAATTTGAGTTATTTATCCCATTCAAGGGATTGGATTTTTCTTGAAGGGGTGGTTCATTGAGGTCAGAATTAGAAGAAGGACGATGTGTCCAGGGTGTCGAGGTAGGCTGACTAACACAGCACATGGCACAGCAAAGAAGGTTATAAAAACATAGGAGTGCCAAGCCCTCCATTTTTTAGTAGAGAGGCTGGTAAAAGCTTTTACCCCCTTCCAGGTCGATACGAGGACTACGAAGATGAGAGCTAGAAGCAGAGTGCTGCTGTGCAGCTAGATTTAAAAAATCAGTTCCTCCTGGGAATCCAGGATATTGGGGGGGGCTTGAAGGTATAGCTTTAAGTTCACTTAAAACCAGAGCTTTACTTTGCAAATTTGCGGGCAATGGTTGCAAGGCAACATTTCTAAACTCCCAACAAGGACCCCAATCATTCCAAGGCTGCCCCCAAAAATTAGACCGCCAATATACTGTAAAGACTTCTCCAGGCGTATACGTGATTTGATGTTCAGGATTAGGGAAGGGATTTGGCACATCAATGACTTGGAGCACACGGACTTGAAAGGTAGGGTAAAAATTCCCTGCGGGGTCAAAAGCAGGGGGCTGTTGAAGAACTTTTATGACCATTCTAGGATGATGCAAGTAAGGACCTCGCCCTCGAATAATATATTCTCGATTTATACGTATGTCTTGATACCGTACTTGCATTTTTTTAGAGTTCAACAAGAGGGAATGACTGAACTGAAAACTCACCGTTTTGCTTGAGAGGTGTAATCTTAAGAGGAGTAATCAGTTTATGCTGAAGGATGAGACCTCCACAGCATTCCTTTTTATACTGTTTGATTTCCCCCCCCTGGAATAATGCTGCAATACCATGACTCCAAGACAGATTCAATCTGTATTTCTTTAAAGATCCTTGGTGATGAACAATCCACGACTTTGAGGAAGAATCCCAAACTGAATTCATTTTTTTTCCTCTCCTCTAGAAGCAGTCCTAATACACTTATCAACACACTCTTAAAAAAAGAATATGCCCCGTTCAAACTCTTATGATGGGATACCCTACTCTAAATCCGCATCCACTAAAACTAGATCTACTCTAGACAGATCACAAAGTAGAAGTAGGAAAAGCAGAGGTTCTGTAAGACTACCTAGGCCCCCAAAGATTAGGAGAAGTTCGCCCCAACTTTTACTAGGCTTAAAAGACTTGAGTCCTTCTAGGTCCGCGAAGCGTGCAGCAATAATGCTCAAAAATATTAATTACGATTTTGCTTCAAACCCTTCTCCTTTAAAAAGCAGGCAAGGCTCTGTACTTGCCGACTTTTCATCAAATTCACAGAGAATTAAAGAAAAGTCAGTTTCTCCAGGAGTCTTAATGTCGAGAAGAGCTTCTATTAAACGATCTCGTTCTCGTTCCAGATCTCGCTCACCCCCTAAAATGGTAAAGGGATAAAATTTACTCTCCAAGTCACGTGCTTAATCTGAACAATCCTATAATGAGCATTGACTGGCAAGAATGGCAAGAGACGTTGAAATGGTTTTTTGCAGAGAGCACTATGCGTGCGGGCACCTTACCTCACCACACCAAGATGAGCTTTAGACAATTCTCAAGGCAGAATCAAGAGGAAGAAACGGCGACAAAGCCTGAATTCCCTCCCGTAGATGACCTGACTTTAAGGCAATACTATTATAAACATATTCATCGCACGCCTGAGGAATGTGCAAGGGAAGGAGAATGGGAACAACGTTCTGAAGAGTGGAAAAATGCACGCAAATTTTCCCTCACAGCCTCTGACTTTGGTGCGGCAGCAGGAACAAATCCCTTTGAATCATCAGAGACATTGCTTCAAAAGAAATTGTATGAGACCTTCCAAGGCAATGCAGCTACACGATGGGGGTCTACAATGGAGCCCTTGGCTGCAGAGGCCTTTCTTCAGTATGCAAAACACTCCTGGGGTGTTGAAGGTTCAGTTAAGCTGCATCACCCCAACTTGGTGAAATTTTCATCTTCTAGTTGGTTAGCAGTGAGTCCTGATGGAGTGCTAGAATACATGGATTCAAATGGCACGAAGCACTATGACCTTGTAGAATTCAAGTGCCCTACAAAAGCACCTACGGGAAAGCACCCATATTCCAAGTATGAAGGGAATATACCCCCTTATTATGCCTCGCAAATGTTGGGTATCTGGGGGTATTGCAATTCTAATGGTGGAATTATGATTGAAGGCAGGCCTGTGGTACTTGAGAGAGTTTGGTTTGTAGTCTGGCAACCCTCTGACCTATGGGTTTCCCCCTTTGTGGCTACACGTGAATCGTGGGATGCTCTGCATGTTTCCCTTCGCAAGTGGTACTTTGAGTTGTTTCTTCCGTCTCTGTACAAGACAATGAGATCTGTAGCAATGGCTTCACACGAAGACTCTAAAGATGAAACTTTGATTTGAATTTTCTCACATTTTCTTGGATAGAAGTAGAATCCCCCCATAGCAAGTAATAACTCAAAAAGCCTGCTCGTGTTGGGTCTTTCGTTCCTAAATCCTTCTTGTGTCTTTGGCGATATCTAGATCGTTGCTCCTTGTCATGTGTCAAAGTGTAATCATCCATTCCTTTTGCACCGAAATGTGTGGTTTTTGATCTTTTTCCATCCTTAAACGTGGCCTTGTATTTTTTCCCACTGCGATCTGAGCGCTTGAGAGAAACAAGCTTGATTTTTTTCTTTATCATAAAAAAATAACCACTTATAGATATTCGCGAGACTGGTTTCTTATATCAGAAATAAGAAGAAAATTGTTAGGCTTTGTTGATGTCGATAAGACGCACTCAATTTTAGAGATAGGCTGTTTTGAAGGGCTGTCGAGTGTTTTCTTTGCTGACAATTTACTTCATCATCCCGACTCTACACTGACTTGTGTAGATCCATTCATGACAGTTGATAATAATGATCACGCAAGTTTTTTGCAAAATGATGAAGAAAAATCATTCGATTATAACACTTCAGTATGTGCTAACGCAGAAAAAATAGTTGTTTATAAGGAAACATCAGATGCATTCTTTCTAAGAAACACTAAAGTGTACGATCTGATTTACATTGACGGGTGTCATGAACCCGACTTTATAACAAGGGATATGGAAAATTCTTTTAAAGTTTTACAAGCGAATGGAATAATGTGGATGGATGACTATGGGGGGGGAAAGGGAGGTACTATAAAAAATACCATGGATTTATTTCTCACGAAACACACTGGAGAATATGTCATAATTCATCAAGGATATCAGCTAGCCATTCAGAAAAAGTAAGTCTTTAAGCCAAGCGTGGAAATATCTGAGTTTCAGAGAGTAAGGTAAGAGTTGGGCCGTACACGAGACTTAGGCTGCGCAGAAACCCCAGGCCATTATCATTTAAGCTATTGTCATTAAATTGAACAACTGATGTGTTACCTCCCGTGTCATGATACTGCAGAGCTAGGGGAATATTGTCTTGATTGAAAAAAGAAGTGGCTCTTAAGTTAGTGTTACTCTTAATATGATTTCTAAATAAAGTTCTATAGTCCAAAGCAGTCTTGTCGTGCTTTTGGCTTCCTACATGACCAACAGGCGAAGTGTAGGGAGCACCCAAGTATTGTCCATCAGCGGGGACAGGACACCCATCTTGATTACTCAAATATGAATTTGATCCAAAGCTGCAGTCCACTGGATCACACACATATTCTTCTACTAGCTCTTCACTCAAGGTTTCACGCAAGTAACAGCTTTGAGGCCATGCTGCCTCAATATCAGGATTAGTTAGAGACGAGTGTATATTCAGAGTAATGGGGACTGACTGTACTCCTCTCAAGTCATCAGATAACCAAAGATTAGTTTGAAAGTACTTTACATTTTGCCCCGTGGTATCAACTGTCAGAGTGAGAAAGACACTGTCACTACCTAATGCTACAGCCTCAAAGGCACTGAGAGAGTACTTGTAAATTAGAGCGGACTGAGTCCCAACATTATTTATGTGTACATCAATAATGCCAGGAAGTTCAGTGGCTACAAACAAAGTTTTTGATTGGGCAAACTGAGAAGTGTCGATTTCAGGATTGATTACCTTCATTGTGATACTCCCCAGATACCCCTGAGGAACATCAATTTGAAATCCTCGCACTACATTACCTGGCAACAGAAAGGGGGCATTGTATGCTTTAGGTCTATTGCCAGGGAAATTGCACTGCTGCATGAAATTACCCATACTCAACACATTGGCGTCAATGTTAGTGACATTAATTGTACTTGCTCCGCTGTAGGCATAGCACACACTAGGGCACTGTATGTTTGATGTCAATAAATCCCCAAATACACTTTCATATGTAGAAGGATTGGTACAGGCTGGTAGCCAGCACCGATAAGGTAATTGAGACTGATTGAAATTCTGATTACGTGCAATGTCCCCGTAATTCAGCTGTTGTCTTACACTGTTCATGGGATTTAGGGTGGGATACTCTATGGTAATGTCTTCTCCATCATCATCTAAGAGAGAAGGGTAGCCAGTGGTTGTTCCATCCACTTCTGTGAAACTAGTGCACGGTTTTGAGTATGTGAGAGTAACGCCACCATCAGTGTAAGTTCCAAGTCCTGTAAAGGAAGTATTATCAAAACTTTGAGGAGCTTCACTAGTGTCATTGGCACTAAATTGACCTTGCTGTTGGCTGGGGTCACAAAACAAGTCTACTCTTCGATTAGAATCTCGAACAGCCAAGGGTTTGGAGAAAAATGTCAAGGAAGACTCAC